TCTTTTTACGGTCTTTTGAATAATGAACTTGAATAGCGCACTGCCCTAACATCTTTCTGTCGACTACTAATTTACGTACACAATCAGCATGAAACAAAGACATCATTTGAGCATACTCATTTGGCTTTTTAGAGGCATCTAACGCACTTAAACCACGTCCATAAACTAATCTACTAATATTGTTTATAATGGCGTTATTCGTAGTTGAATACGTGTATCTGTCTATTAAATATTGAAAGTAATTATTGTCCTCACCGAACTCAACCCAATTATCTCTTTTAGACTCTTGAATTAATGGCGTTTGGTATGAACTTAAATTAATAATATGTATGTTATCACTCATAAACTATAAAAGTATTTGTTGTAGCATTCGAAGTATATTGTCCATTGTTAACCGAAAAAGTAACTATCGGTTGGTCAGTGCAAAATATCTTATCTCTATAAACGATGTTCGCTCCGTCTTTTAGTACCAAATTATAAAAATGATTTTCAACTAATTCAACTTCAACCTCCATTGTAGAATAATAATCTCCTGCCGTAAATTCCCAATCTTCAACAACCGTTGTTTCGTTTGTTTGGTCGTCCGTTATTTCAACAGTATCGAAGTCTCCATTTCGCGGAATTAAAGCAAATGTTTGTGGATTTGTTGAAGTAGTTAAAACTATCATACTTATATAACTAATTCACTACTGATTTGTTTCTTAAATAAAAAACCCCACCTAAAAAGGCAGGGTCTTAAACCTATTATTAACAGACAATTCTAAGAAGTAATTACAATAGCATCATCAGCACCATCAGTAAAGATAGCTTTTAGTCCAGCCTCATCAGCACAGTCAATGAAGTAAGCAGGGCTTTTTTCCATTCCAGTGAATGTCAAATTATAACCGTTGAAGTCACCCATTGCAGTCCCTGAAGATACAGTTCCAGCAGTAACGTCACAACCTTGGTCATAACCAGCTAAAAAGAATTGATGGTCTCTTGTTTCAACAACGATTCTCGGACGTCCGTAAGCTAACAATTTTACATTTTTATGCGTTACAGCATCTTGTTTCTTTAATTGAACAGTCAATACTTGCTCAAAGAAAGTAGTGCCGTTGTCTCTTGAAGTTTGGATAGTTTGCTCAAAACCATTTGCACCTTTTAATTCGTATTTGTAAAGGTCGATTCGTGTTGCAGTATACCAAGTGGTAATTTGGTCATCACCATCAAAAACAACGCTTGAAGATAATGTATTCAAATCACCATAGTTAATAAAGTAAATATTTAGAAGTCCTGAAATCGCATCTTTACACGCTTCTAATCTTCCGTTTGCTATGTCGCAGCTCATTTTATTATTTTTTTAATGTTAAACAAAAAAGGGTGGCGTATATTTCACCACCCTCGCTTATAGTTTAGTTTGATTAGTTAGCTGAATTTACAATTCCGTAAGTTACAACGTCAGAAGCAAAACCATACTTAGCGTCAGCAGTAAATCGCATAACTACACGTACGTTTTGAGAACCGTCGATGTCACCCATATCCAAAACTTTAACTTCGTTCATATCATTCATTAAACCAGTCGCAAAATACAAGTTTGAAGTTTGAGAAAGCAAAGCAGTGTTTGAAGCAAGTCCGTTAGCTAAGAATATTTTAACACCGTCAAAATATAAGTCATTCAATACTTGGTTTGTTCCTTTGTTATCGTAACCGTTTGCACCTACACCAGCAGCAGCAAAACCACCCAATGCACGAACGTAAGCTCTATAAATGTTGTTAGAAACATAAAGAACTAAATCTTCTTTTCCGTACAAAGCAGCAGGTAAAGCGTCAATGATAGAACCTAACTCAGCGATAACGTTAGCAGCTGTTACAGTTGTTCCAGCAACTTCTTGAGCAGCAGGTAAAGCAGCATCAGTAGTTAATTGTGTCATGATACCAGCAAATTGTCCAGCTGTTGCGTTAACACCTCTCCAAATTGAAGTTTCCATTCCTGCAGCAACTTTTTCAGCAGCGTGTGCAATTAAGAAATCAGCGAAAGACTTAGGCAATACATCGAACGCAGAGTAACCCATTTGGATAGCATCCCAGTCAGCTCTGAAATCAGACTTACATAATTGTAGGTTAACTTGGAATGATTCAGGTTGAAGAACTCGCTCTGTTAAAGTTACAGTTGAAGTTGGGTCAAAGTCGCAAGTCGCATTTTTGATGATGTCATCAGTTGCTACTCTTTTAATAACTTGCTTGTATTTAACGTTAGGCATGATAGTAATTCCGCCTTTTTCTAAAGTTGGAGCAGACAATAAAGCTGCAGCAATATACTTACCTGCGAACTCTCCAGCGTAAGTAGTTGTAATTGATTGTGTTGTACTCATTTTATGAATTTTTTAAATTATTTATACTACTGTTAATGTAATTGCACCAGCTGATGTTCCTAATCCGAAAACATACCAGTTAGAACCGTCACCGTGTAATTCTACGAAATCACCGATTGTGTCAGCAGAAGCTGAAAATGTAATCGTGTTTTCGTCTGCTCCCGGTACGTTTGTGCTATTTACGATAACACCACCTTGGATTTTGTTTGAAGCCGCTTTAATCGTCCATGCAGTAGTAGCAAATAACGCACCTACGACAAATTTATAAGATTGACCAGCTCCGTCAGCAACCGCAGGAAGTGTAATTTGCGCTCCAGCAGCAGCGTTAAGAATAAATACTTTACCGCTATCTTCAGCAGTCAAAGTTGTTGCACCTGTCAATGTTTCAACCACGCCTACTTGACGTAAAGAATCATTTGAAATGCTTGTGAATGTTGTACTCATTTTTTTTGTTTTTTAAATTATTACTTATTTATTTTGTTCATTACTGAATCCATAATTGTGCGAGGTCTTTTTGAAGCTATTTTAACAACCTCAACTTTATTTTCGTTTTCAGGATTAAAAGAAATTGGCTTAACTTCCTCTTCGATAGCTAACTCAACTTCCGTTTCTTTAACCTCTTTTAATTTGCTTAGTTCAGCTTTTAAAGTTTCGTTCTCTTCTTTTAGTTTTTCGATTTCAGAAAAGAAAGTTTCTTTAACTACGCTTTCGATAGTTTTCTTAGCAGTTGGTTTTTCAGTTTCCATTTCTTCCTTTTTCTCGGTTTCAACTTCTACTTCAGCTTCAGGCTCTTCTATTTCTTTTTCTTTAAGTTCAGAAATCATTCCTTCTTCTACTACTACCAAAATACGACCATCTTCAAACTCATATTCACCTATTGGCAAAGGAATTTTTTGTTCGTCTTCCGTTACGATAAATACTTCGTTACCTGCTTCGAATGATTCAGCTTCTAAAACTGTTACTCCATCCATTAATTTCATTTGCTCAAGTTTTACTTCCATTCCGAGTAATGTTTTGATTTGGTTTATTAGGCTATTTTTCATTTTTATTTATTTTAATCTTCGTAAATTTTGAACTCTTTCAAACACTGCATTAATGTCATAGCGTGTTAAAATTTCTTTTGCTTTTTTGTAAATTGGATTATCTAATGCATTTAATCCTAATTCTTTTGACTTCTTATCAACCTCAGCTAATAAAGACTCATATTTAGAAGCATTTTGATAATATTTTTCACCAGCATTTATTGTTGTATCTAATTCTGAAAATATCTTTTTAAATGTATCTACAAATTTTTTTGCTTCTGCTTCTGTTAAATCATTTAACTTTTTAATATCGTCCACTAAAGCTAATTCAACTTCATGCGAAGCCAACTTAGTTTCTTCTTTAAATAGTTTACTGAAAACTGTTTTTAGTGTATTCATAACTTATTAACTTTTAAATTTATACTTGTTCCTTTTTTATCCGTTTTGACGTACTATCGTTCGTACTCCATCTATTTCTGTAATCGTTACGTTTTGTTGCGTTACGCTGGCTGTTTTGCCTATTCCTTGAGCTTGTAAACTTCCGTCGCAACATTCCTTTGAGTATTTTCCGTCTTTACATAAACAACCTCTTTTGCCACCGCGAGGACTTACTTTACTTAGTGTTCTCATTTATTTATTTTTGATAGCGTCAGGAATACCAATCATTTTAAAATCTCTTCTTGCTGATTCTAATTTTTGAACCGTATCAGTTAAATGCTTATTATAATTTTTAATTCTATTATTTGCGTTAACACTAATTGCAAAAGCGTTATGAGTAAATGTATCTCCAAGCCCTAATTCCTTTACCATTTTACTTAACTTTTCCATTTCGTCTTGTAAAGGCTTATATTGGTCTATAATAGTTTTGATATTTGAACTTCTTGATATTACATTATTTATTTCAGTTATTTCTTTATCTAAAAAATTAGACAATTCTAAATTAACATCTTTAAACTTTTTTTCTAAATTATCGAAAGCGCTTAATTGTACTTCGTGTTTTGCTAATTTAACCTCGTTAGCGTTCGCATCCATTTGCGAAATCATTTTTAAAATGTTATTCATTTTTTTCATTTTTATTTATTTCTGATTTGTTCTAACTTTCTTTGCGCCCACTCAACTCCAGCGTCACCACCCCATGCAAGCCACATTAAACGTCCGCAACCATCTCCAAGCTCCTTTTGTGAGTTTTGACGATGTCTTTCAAATGCTGCCATTC